CTAGTGCCGCCACTAATAACCCGATCTGTACGATTGATCTTTTTGTACTATCGGGCAGTGCCTGAAAACTTGATATTAAATTTTTAATCCTTTCAACTACCTTGGTTAATATCGGAATCAGCACGTTACCTAATTCAATCGCCACATTCTGTAACGATGTCAACGCCTGCTTGAATTTGAACCCTGCCGTTTTACTGACATTTTCAAAACCAACGTCAACCAATCTCGTCTCGTTCTTAATAGCTTCGAGAACTTTTCGGTACGTTTCCCCTTGCACACCTGCCGTTCCCAATACTCCACGTAGCGCCCTAATGTTGGGGACTAATTCACCTATCGCATCGTCATTACCTTCCGCCGCTTCAACGATCCTAAACAGTGCTGACGCCAGACCTTCATTGCGTAATGTGCCTCTTAGCGACTCTACGCTGATCCCAAGGTCTTCGAACGCTTTTCTTTGCGCTGGGGTCTGCTTCAGGAATAGGTTCAAAACATTAGCCAGTGCCGTGGTAGCGTCTTCAGCGCTTACACCCAATTTTGTGTACGTTGCAATACTCGCTCCAACTTCCTCAAATTCTACACCCAATGTCGAAGCGACCGCAATCACTTTCCCCAGATTCGGAGCCAATGTTTCCGCTTCTAGGTTTCCCTGCTTTACTGTTGCAAAGAGGATATCTGCCGCCCTTGCCGCACTTATGTTCTCAGATCCATATGCCTGCAATATTGAGGTCACAGATCTAGCGATTTCTGCCGTGTCACCCAATCCTACTGCCCCTGCTTTCGCTGAACTTTCTAGGATCTGGATTGCCTCCGCTCCCCGTGCACCAGCAGACGTGACCACGAACAAAGCATCCGCCAATTCCCTCTGTGACTTTGCTGTTAAACTGGATATCCTGCTGACGTCCTTTTGGAATCCTGACAATTGATCGCCCGTGATACCTACTAGGTTTTGAATCTTTGCAAACGACTGTTCAACATCAACCGCAAATTTAACTGCTGCTCCACCAGCAAGCGCCAATGGTGCCGTGATCGAAGTCGTGAGGGTTTGACCTGTCCTCTGCATAGATCTGGACGCACGGGTCAATCTGCGTTCAACCCTCCGCAGGCTCTTATCCCAGTTTTTAGCGTTTACTCTAAATCTGAGAAATACATCGTAAACTGCTCTTTTACCTGCCATATTTTTGTGCTATCGCTTCCTGTTCTTCCTTTGTGGGAATTAAAGACCCTTCAGTTTCGGATTCCTTTGAAGTCCTCATAAAGTGCTTGCCTTCCTTTGCGATTCCTTTTGCTCGGTTCATGTTATAGATCATCGCCAATAATTCCCTAGTCATTTCAATCTGGAAGTCTCGTTGATTCCAATAATTCTCAATCATACAGTCAAGCTCAAAAAAGGTTAATCTCCAAAATCGGTCGGGGTCGATACCGAATCGCCCGAAGGCAAGACGCAACAAATCATGCCACGTCTCTACCTTTTCACCCCCGCTTTTTTCACCTTCGGGCTTGGGTCGTTTCCCTCCTCGTCCGTACTCAACTTTTGACCCAATAACTGAACTTCTGCCATCGTGTCCATGATGTCGTTCAATTCTTCCTCGGTCATTTGATCCATCCAAACAAATGCGGTGTAACGATTGATATCCAAGTTTAAACCTTTTTCAAGATTGTTAAATTGAGCAGCAGCATACAACATATCTGCCATTGCACCAAGTTCATCTTTTTTGAACTCGTCCTGCATATCCTTAAAGTCGCAACCTCTGGTCTTTGAGAACAAGTAAAATGTTCCCATACCAAAATAAAAACCGACCTTTTCCTTGCCGATTTTTTTCTCTACATATGCGGGGGTATATGCCATGATCTGTTAGGTTACTGTTCTCTTAACAATCGCACCTTTGCCTTCAAAGGTCACTGACCAGCTTGCAACCTCATTGTTGCCTGCATTCACCTCAACAGAGCTTGCCTTCGCATCGCCCTGCCAGTAAACGTCTCCCGTAACCTCTGTGCTGAATTTCAGTGTCACGGTCGTGTCATTAAGGATGTAATCGATCGATTCCTCAACGCCTTCTGCGCCATCAAATTTGACCAGTGCTTCAACCGCCATAGACCAGCTTCGCTGTCCTAATAAAGTGTCGCCCCATGCATCCGAATCTTTACAAGTTGCGTCGATGGTGTCTGCTTCAACGCTGAGAGTTCCAGAAGTTGCACAGGCTATCAGGGTTCCATCTACATAAACCCCGATCAGTTTGCCATTAAATGTTCCTGTCGTAGCCATTATTCTTCAAGTTTAATTTTAGTAATTGAATTTCCTTTTTTATCGAGTATTTTACTGGGTTCTTCAACCACAGTGAAATGTTTTTTAGCGTACCTTTTCCTGATCAATTCCTTCGCCATCGCATTGTCGAATGTCTCAACAGATCCAGCACGAATCTTCTTGCCAGTTTTCGTCTTCCAAGTTTTTATAAATATTACTTTCATTTTTCTATAAATATTATGAACTCGATTCCCATAACAAATGCCCGTGACTGTCCATCATACGCTTCTCGATATTTGTCGAAGTCTATTGATTGAATCACTGTTGAATCCTGAGCACCTGAGTACCCATCAAGTGCGGATCTCACTGCCTCCGCCATATTGATCGCTTCTTCGTTATTCCTGCTTACACAATTAACCTGAATAGATAATTCGTCCAGTTCACTTGTAGTGTCTTTTGTTGGGTTCCCTGTTTGATTAAAAATGATAAAAGTGTAATACGGCATCTGTGATTCCTGATTCATTAGCCCGTGGGATATATTGCTCGAATAACCCGTGACCGTGCCATCAGCTTCCAGAATACTATGTATCGCCTTCTGTATCATTTGCCTAATTTACTGAATGCCCTGTCCATCGATTTTGTTAGTGCCGCAAAAACTTCGTCCCTCGTGTTCTCAGCTGCTCTTTCCAAAAAATGAATGCCTTCAGTCGGCGCCCTGTACGCCGTTCCTTTCTTATACCTTCTGCCTCCATCCCTGACAACACCCGATGTTCCTAACTCCACCCAGTGAGCCAAAAATCCGTGCTTGTATTTCCTTCCACGACCACCGCCCAGCAAGATTGATATGTCGTCCGTTCCTGATTCCTTCACAACCCTTAGTCCCGTTGCCTCCAGATATCCAGAATTGTCCGTTTCCTGTGCCAATATTGCCCTCGCTTCCTTCAACGGTTTCAACGTGACCTGTTTTCTCAATCTGGATTCAAACTTCGCTTCGCCGAATTCCTTAATGAATCGGTTTACATCCTTTTCAAATTTGAAAACCTCGCTCCGTGAAAGCTCGATGCCTTCCCCTACCCGTGTCTGTCTCGCTGGCATTACTGCGTGTTATCTTTCCACTGTACAAACAATTCCAATGCTTCTCTGCGACCCAATGGGGCCACGCTCACGATCTCAAAGTAGTCACCCTGATAATACGCCCGATCCTTCGGTTTCAATCTGGAGTCATACCTGCATTTCCATACATAGAAATTACTCGCTACGGTCTGACCGCTTTCCGTGTTTTCCTTTCCCCTAAACGGTTGAAATTGAACCCATTTATAGCAAAGATCTGTGTAACTCTCTGTCTCGTTCCCCGTGTCGTTAAGAGTGGTGCTTTTCCTTTGAAATAGAACCTTTCTGTCTAGTCTTCCAATGATCAAAACGTATATCGCTTCAACTGGTTCGCAAGTGCCGAATAAGTAAACGGAACGTCATTGACTATCGGCCCCGTCACGACCGCTTGCCTGTTTTCAAACCAGTGCCCGACCAAAAACCGAATTGCCTGTAAGGCGTTTTCCTTAACGTCTTCAATCTTTTGGTGACCTGCTACAAAGGTAATCTGTACGCCATCAGGTCTGTCGTATACCGATGGCCATGAGTCTATGGGATGGAGTGATGCTGATCTGTCATGTGATACAAACCAGAAATCAGTATTTTGTGTCAATGTCGATGTGTCCGTCTTACTAGTGTAATACAATACCTGAGATATTGATTGCACTGGTATCAACGGTAACGATACTTCATCGTCAGGGAAGTCAGACAACGTTAATTTATACGTTGCCTGCCCTAACAAATATCCTGTATCCTGCTGAAGATAAGCCACGGCAGACTTCATTAAATCGACCATATATTTACGCTCTTGCTCGTCTTCAGGAATCAAGCGCAAATGCTGTAAAAGATCATCCTCGTTAATGGGATCTTTATAGCTAGGCGTTATCACAGTCAGGTTACTCATTAATCTCGCTTTTTGGGATTCCTAACAAAAGTCGCTAATCCCGCTTCATTAAAGTGTACCGCATCATTGGGTTGAATTGCATAAGTCTGATTCGCAGCAAAAAACCTGTTACCATCCTTGTCTGTTTCCTCGCCAACAATACTTGCAACCTTTTTTTTAAACTTCATTAAATATGCCATAATAAAATATTTAGGGAGTGAATAAATATTAAAAGCAACAGGGGCGAACCCCTGTCACTAAGAGTAAGCGAATCTACGAAGAGTGCATTTGCATATACTTCAATGCTCCGCCGCCAGCATCAACCAGTTCCGAGTCTACTCTCGTAAACAGGATCCAGCCAACTTGATCATAGTCAGCATATCTTTCATCGAGTCTGCGGAAGTACGGAGTTCCTACATCCCGAATTATGAACTTGCTGAAATCTCCAAACAGGATCGTTTTGGCTGAAGCCGCTAGGTTAGCCATATCCTGATTTATGATATACGGGAATCCAGCAATTCTGTCGGGTTCTCCTACGATAGTCGAAGGCTGCCACAATGGCCTTGCGTCAGAGCTTCCAACAACCAGCTTTTTGAGAGCGAGCAACGTTAAGTCATTCATCATGAAATAAACGCTTCCACCTCTACGGTACGCAGGATTGATACTGTGAATCAAGGCCAGCATTTCCAGATACGTGAACGTGGTTGGTTCTGCTGCGTAAACACCCTGTGATGCTGCCGTTACCGCTCCATTTGGTTGCGAGGAACCTGTGCCAGTAGTGAACCACTGGTTTTCAAAACGTCCAGTTCTTTCACCCATCAATCTGCCTAAAACAGATTCAACAGGAATAGCCGAATCAGTCAGCAATTCACGTGAAGTTCTCAGTACGCCTGGGTTGGTCTTATACGCATTCAGGGTCTTTTCTGCGAACGTGACATCAGTGGTAGATGCATCAGCGTCTCCATTTTCAGCCA